CCTCTGCGTCTGATAATGATCATTCCCGGCCACTACGTGAACGGATCGCCATCGAACAGCACGCCGCCGACCTCGTCGTCCTCGTCGACGGGCACGCAGATGCGTCGAGTTTTCCCCAACTGACTGAGATGCCACCCGGCTTCGCGCTCCTGGGGCGTGAGCGGCGCCTCGCGCGCCGGCGCCGGCATGAGGGCCGGCGGCGTCTGATCCGGCGGCTCCTGCACGTCGTCGTGCGTCTCACCGCTCGTGATCGGCCGCGACACCGGCGTCGTCGCCCGCGGCGGCGCGAGTGGAAGTAATTTCAGACACCCGCAGGATGGGACCGCCGCGCGGCTCCGGTGTCTGAGGCTGGCCGTCTTGACGATGACTTCGCGGCCGCACGCGCATCGGCACAGCCAGGCCGTGTGGCCGGCGGGGAACGACCGACTCGGCAGGTTCTTCGCGAGCGGTCGCAGCACGAGCAGTTGCCCGATCGTCTGGCCGCGCAGGTCAATCTGTGCACGCGGTCGGCGCGGGCGCACCTGCGCCGGGAACGCGCAGCCCCCGCACGATTGGCTCTTCCCGTTCAGGAGCTGCGTCGTGCGGACCGCGCCCGTGCGCCCGCACGCGCACCGACACAGCCATTTCCATTTCGGGTCTGCGCCGCGCCGCGGCGCACGTCGCAGCACCGTCCATCGCCCGAACACGCGGCCGACGAGGCTGACTCGGGGGCCGCTCACTCGCCACGCCCCCACGGTGGAACACCCTGGTCGTCTGCCGTCAGAGCGTGGCCGACGCGCCCGCGGGCGCTGGCCATCCCGCGCGGTATCTCAGGTAGGGCGTAGGTCGTCGCGCACGCCTCGGCCAAATCTGGCGAGGCACCGCCGAGCCGCGCTTTGATCTGATCCTTCGATTCGAGCACGAACTTGCCGCCGACAAACGAATACGTTGGTTCCGTGAACTCCGCGATCGCCTCCGGCAGGTTCGGCAGCGCGGCGCCGCGGCGGATGGCTTCGGCCATCAACATCCAGCACTCCGCCCGACGGTTCTTGTAGAGGTTGTCCATCGCCGGCGCCGCGAATTGCACATCGATCACATCGTCGCCGTTTGAGCGTAGGACGTCGGCGATCCCCGCGCCCCATCCTCCCGTCGAGTCGATGAAGGTGAGCTCGGAACCCCACCTCGCTTTCGCCGCGAGCACCCGGTGCGCGACGTCGACGGACAATGCACTCTGTCGCGCGGGACGCAGAATGATCGGGCGGAAACTCGCGAGCCCTTGCCGCGGCCAGATGACGGTGCGGTCCCCGCCGAACCGTGAGGGATCGATCCCGAGCCGCTTCTGCGCGAAGTTGTAGTCGTGCTCGCGCAGGGGACGCTGCATCGCTGCGGTCACGTCTTCGACGCCTAGGAGCGCGTTGAGGCTCGCCTCGGGGAACTCACCCAAGACGTTGACCTTGACCCAGGGCGACTCGCGCCCGTAGGTGTCGATCTGCTGCTGCGCCCACGCGCGATCGACACGCGGCGAGCGTTTCGGGTTCGCCGGAGCGCCCGTGACCGTCACGACATGCCAATGCGCCCGCTGCGTGACGGCGGCGCTGTAGAGCGGTCCGGTCAAACTCGTCGGGTTGCCGGCGATGATCAGTTTGCACTCGCGACCGGACGCGAGTGCCGCTTCGGCCGTCACGGCGACCGCCTGTGGAATCGAGCCGGCCTCGTCGAGGACGAACATCGTATAGTCCGCGTGCAGGCCGGCAAGCGTCTGGCTCTGCTGCTGCGCATCGGCGGACTTGCTCCACTGGCGCGCGCTGACGAACCACGTCGAGGCCCGCGTGCGCGACACGATCCGCGACGACTGCCACTCGAACGACTGCGCGAGCACCGGCGACGCCTGCAACCATTTCGCGAGTTCCTTCCACAAGCCGTCGCGCAGGTTGTCGGCGCTGATCGAGGTGACGGCGATGTTGCTCTCCGGTCGCGTTAACAGGAACCACAGAATCAGCCAGGCGAGCACGGCAGTTTTCCCGCAGCCCTTCGATCCGACGATCGCCTGCTGCCGTGTCGTCGGTGAGGCGCCGAGCACATCGAGCTGCCAGGCGTCGGGTTCGATCCGCAAACATTCGCGCACGAAGGCGATCCGATCGTTGAACCACCGACGCAAGACGCCGACCGCGACGTCGCGTCGCGTCATCGCTGTGCTCCGACGATCTCCGCGAGGAGGTCGAGCAGCGATCCGCCGGCGTCGACCTGGTGCCGCTCGACGAAGTCAGCCTGTGACTTGCCGAGCAGCTCGGAGGCCCGCAGACGATCCTTGAGCGAGGCCTTCGCGTAGCGGCCCTGGCCGCGGGCGACGTCGGTCCAGAACTGCTGCCGCTCTTCGCGTGCCCAGACCGCGGGATCGCTCTGCGCGCGCGCCGCAATCGCGTGCTGAATCCCTACTTTTCCCAACAGGCGGCTCGACTGCTTCTCGGCCGTGTTCTTCGCGTAGCCGGCGAGCCTCGCGGCCTTCGTCGCGTTGCCGGCGGCCTCGCCCATGTAGTGCTCCACGAACCGGCGCTCGCGCTCGGTGATCGAGCTGGCCGGCGTCTCCGCGGCCATCGCGCGGTGTGGACTCGAACCGCGGCTGGTGTGCTTCGCGGGAGTCTTCATCCGAAATGCCTCATCGACCGGGAATCGCCGTTATCAGACGACGCCCGCGCGGCGGGCACCGAAGGCAACCTTCTTCGTGTGATCTCGGGGAGGTCAGGCGGCGTGGGTGGGGAGCCGGGCACCACGCGCAGGGGAGGGGCGTTGCCGCTCATGCGGCCACCACGTAGAGTTCAGTCGGTATTGGCGGTTGCGTGCCCCCGCAACCAAAATCCCCCTTCATCCATTGACGTTTTCTGCGGGCGCGGCAGCCGTTGCCACCATGTTGCCACGGTCATCAAATAACCGGATCGCGCCTTCAATGGCTGCTGGGCTCATTGCATGTATCGCTGCGTCGTAACGAGGTCCTGATGACCTGCCAGCTCCTGAGTCGCTCTCGCGGGTGCACCACGCATCGCGAGATGCGAACAGAACGTATGCCGCAGCACATGCACACCGCGATTGCCGAGCCCCGCCTGTCGAGCGGCTCGTAACGCGAATCCCTGCACGAGCCGCTGCGAAAGAGCCTCGCCGTCCTCCGAGCACACCACGAAACGACTCTTCAAGTTCCGATGCTTCCGTAGGGCCTCCGCGAGCCTTTCGGTCATCGGTACATATCGAAGCCGTCCACCCTTCCGAGTAGTGACGTGCCCCTTCCACGTCGAGCGTTGAATGCAGAGCTGCTGCTTCTTCAGGTCCACATCACGCCATTCCAGCGCCATCATCTCGCCGCAGCGCAAACCAGCCTCGGTTCATCAGCACCGGCAAACTTCCATTCACCGCTTGCCGTATTCCGTAAACACGTAATCACTCGCCTTTGCGCTCGAGTGGCATGCGAACCCGCACTTGGCGTCGTTCCCCTGTGGCGGCGTGCCTGCTGTGGTACCTGGCGTGAAGGAAACGGACTTCGCGTTGTAGTCGAACACGGCATATCCCCATCCGCCGCTGTCCGCAAATCGCTTGCTGTCCTTCAACATGAAGTCGATGTTGATCAAGTCACCGGGCACCGTCGCGTCCTTGAAGAACGCGTTCGGCTTTGGAGTCCAATGGATTTTGGCCATCCTGGCCCCGTCCGGCACCGGCTTTCCGTTTGCGGGAAAGCCAGCCTGGTAGGCGGCGATCATCTCCGGGTTGCCGAGAATCATCGCGACCACGCGCTCGTGTCGACTGATGGAGATGGCCTGCCATCCTTCGTATCCCCTGAACTCAGACATCGCGAGCCCGCCCGGCACTCTCGCTGTGTACTTGTCCTGTGCGCGAATGACGAACCCGCCCAGGACGGCGAGCCAGACCGTCGCCCCAATCGTGAGAACGTTCTTGGGTGAGCCCAGGAAACACATGACGAGACGAGACGTACGAGTCATTGCTATCTCCTTCTGAAAATTCGGTGGTTGTGCTCAGTACGGGGCGTAGGGCGA